GATGCACCGTATCTTTGATGTCGATGACCTTGAACACCTGCGTGGATTCACAGGCGACTGGGTCGTTAGCGACTATCCTGAGGGCGAGCGAATGTTCGTCACCAAGAAGGACGACGATGTTGAAAGTAAGGGTTCACTTACTGATGAAGAGAAGAAAGCGTTCAAGCAGGTATCTGACAAGGACTTCTTGGTTGACGTTATACGACGTGAGAGTGGGTTGTACATCTTTGAGGTTATCGAGTTCGATGGCAAGGAGGTTCACGACATACCGATTCAAGACCGCATCAAGTTGTTGCGTGGTTCGCTACAAAGCGTTGAGGGCGTCGAAGCCCCAAGCGCATCCGATACCAAGTTGACCGACGATGTAGGACTGGCTGACGCTATCAAGAACATCGAGAGCGACCGTATCTTGTTGCGTGATGCAAAGTCCACGTACATGAAAGGTGAAGCACGTCATCCGAAGTGGGTCATGTATCAGAAAGGCAACGACGTCACACTCATGGTGCTTGAGCGACGAGGCGAATCACCGTACACGTATCGACTTGGCACAGGTCCAATCATTCATGGAGAGGACTTGGGTGACCGTGCGGTCAAGATTGAAGATGACATTTACATGGACATCGGTGCATCGTTTAATGCTCCTGAGAAGTATGAGGTCGGTGACTACGTCAAGGTCAATGTCACAAGCGTGACAGAAGGTGAAGCATCTGAGAACCAAAAGGTGTACACCGTTCACGCACCACGCATTGAGGGTGAGGCTGAGGGTGAACCACTGGTCAGTACAGAAAGCCTTGCTATGTTAGCAAAGGCTGACATGACCCAAAGTCCACTCAACATCTATAGAAGTGACCGTCACATTCGTGTATCGTTTGAAGCAGGTGATGTTCTGTACAAGGCAACCACACGTGGTCCGTACTGGACTGTACATACTCCCGTAGCCGACAACGGCTATCTGATTCGTTTGTCTGAAAGCCAACGACCGTTTTGGTCACCCGTAGCCGGTGTGATGCTCAAGGGTGACTTTGACGTAGAAGAACGAGAGGACAAGGCTGAAGTTCACGAGAGCAAGAACGACGGCAAACCTCTCATCCCGCCCAAGAAAATTCATGGCACTGGGACGTGGGACAAAGAAAAGAACAAGGTCATGAAAAAGGGTGTTGAACTTCTTGAGCGACTGTTGGCGAAAAGTGGTGTAGGTCAAGTGGGCACGAGTATGTCAGGACCCAAAGGATTGGGTATAGACTACGGTACACCTATCCAATCACCAACAGGTCCAACTAATCCTGATGATGCTAAAACCATGCCTGACTACGACGTGCGTGATATTGAGCGTGACAGGAAAGACAAAGAAGAAGAATCGAAGGACGTCGAGGAAGTTGATAGTAAGTTAGAACTTACAGAAGATAAGGCTGTCTACCATATCTGATTAAATAGAATGACACCTGTAAGAACTACAATGGTCATGGCATCGCCACTACAATCCGCCCGATTTGAAGGCGGTGGCACTATATCGCTTCTCAAGAGCGACAATGGCCTTGTTATTGCAGGCTATGCAAGCGTCGAAATGGTCGACAAACAAGGTGACCTTATCACTACAGGTGCACTCAAGGGTGCATTTGACAGTTTCATGAAGGCGGACGGATTCCGCAACGTACAACTCGCACACTCCAACATCCAAGTTGGAGAAGTTATTCCACAGTACACTGACAGCAGTGGTCGACTGTGGAAGTCCGGTGTTGATGACGCTGGACTCTTCGTTGTCATCCAAGTACGTGATGACATCGAAAAGGCTCGTGAAGTAGCCAATGAAATTCGCAAAGGCGCCCTTCGGGGTTTCAGTATCGGTGGACAAGCATTCAAGCGAATGCGAAAGGCCGATTCGGAACACGGTGATTACACCGAGATTTCCAAACTGGAACTTCACGAGGTAACGATTTGTGAAAAAGGTATAAACCCGGAGGCGACATTCCGTATATTGAAGGAGGACACAACAATGACTGAAAACACAGACATGAACACAATGAGCGAACTGTCGTCCGTCTTGGACCGCATCAACACCCGCCTCGACGTAATGGAGAAAGGCGAAGGTGACAAACCTGCTTTCCTTGAAGGCAAAGGTAAGAAAGACAAAGACGACAAGGATGAAGACAAAGGCAGAGAAATGGCTGATGAAGAAACCAACGACGGTAAGAAGATGTACGGCGCCGAACACAAAGGCGAAATGGAAAAATCCGAGTACTCTGATGTCATCACCCAAGACTACCTACACTGGATGGAAAACACCCTAAAGTCGGGTGGCGTCGATATTAACGGCGCTCGTGCACACTTTGATGCACTTGAGAAGGCACAACTTGGTGGCTTCGACAACCCATCTTCTGTTGACGGTGCTGAATACTTTGCAGGCCAAACACGTGGCCGTGCACAAGAAGGCGGCAACCCATCCACTGGCGCAATTGGCAAACTCAACAGCGGTTCCAAAGCCGATGTTGCAAAGGGCTACTTGCACCCTGAGGACCTTTCCCCTGCTGACCTTGAGCAAGCATATGCTGCTTACAAGGCTGCTTCCATTGAGAAGCAACTCAAGGGAACTCTCAGCGATGTATTCGCCGACCGACTCGCCAAGGAACAGCGCAGTGAGGCTGAAAGCCGACAAGCACAAGCATTCGACGCTCGTGCTCCACTCGCATCAATCGAAAAGGCAGTTGCTTCTCTAAGCGACCGAATCGATAACCTTGCATCAGGTGCAACTGGAACAACTATCCAAAAGTCCGCACCTGTTTCTAACGTTGAAATTCCATCCACTATGGACATGGCTAACATGTCTTGGGATGACGTACACCGCCTCGCAGGAAGTGTATTCCACAACTAAATGGAGTGATTAAGAATGGCAAGAAACTATCTAAGAACAGTAACCGACATGGAACGCTACTACTATGGTGCAGGCTCAAACATGGGCTTCCACTATTCAGGCAGTGAACTTTTGAAAGCAGACGCACCACTATTGTCCACAACTGCTGGTACATACCAAGCAATTTACGGACGAAAGGTTTGGAGCCAGTTGAACCAAGAATTCAACGCATTCTCCATCCTTCCTAAGAAACCTTGGGACCGAAGTGGATGGCGTGTCGTAACCGCACGACCTGATTCCGCTAAGGGCGGAGGTATTGCGGAGAACGGTACACTACCGGAAACCACCAAACCTGTCTTCCAGCACATCGCTGCAAAGCCTAAGACCATTGCACACACCTTCGACATGAGCGAAGTTGCAATCTTCCTTAACGACAAGGACGACGGTCTTGGTGACATTCGCAGTGTTCTCAAGGAAGAAATGGGTAAGCACCACGCTGAGGAAATCAACAAGATGCTCCTCCAAGACGTCGACACACCTGCTGGTAACGACTACGAGTCCCTCGACCGTGTCACTGCTTCAAGCACAATGGACAGTACTGGTACTGGCCCAGTCGCAGCAGGCTCTCAGACTACAAACACTGCTCACGTTAGTGACGCTGCTGACCTCGACATTTACAGCATTGACCGAGACGCAAACACTTGGTCCAACGCTGAGGTCAACGTTGCAACCGATGCAGGCTTGACTGAGCGTGTACTCAGCCTTGACCACCTCGACGACATCTTCCAAAAGATTTGGGTACGTGGTGGAAACCCCAAGGTCATCCTCACTGGATATGACACTTTGATGCGAATCCAACAACTCCTCCAAGCGCAACAGCGATTCATGGAAGAGAAGCGTGTCACCCCTACCTTCAACGGTGTCAAGGGTGTACCGGGTGTTGAAGCAGGTTTCATCGTTGCTACATACAACGGTGTCCCAATCATTCCATCCAAGGACGTTACAAAGGACGGCATCAGCCGTATGTACTTCTTGGACACTGACTACCTACACTTTAGTGTCGCAAAACCGACTCAATACTTTGAGTCAGGTATCGAAACTGGAGACCCATTCGCCATCAACCGCCTCGGTCAAGAAGGACTTTACCGAACCATGGGTGAAATTTGGACAACTTTCTTTGGAGGCCACGGTTCAATCCGAGACTTGTCTTGAGGTTTGATGGAGATAACACACACAGGAGATGAAAAATATGGCAATTACATACACAACAAGTAGCAGCGCAGTATTTACCGAGGACTTTGTCATCGATTTGTACGCAGGCACAGAACAAGACGACACAGCATGGCTCGACGGCGGTGCAGCAGCAGGGTCTTACCCCGGTGCTCTCGACGGCTTCCAAGCAAAGAACACCAACACAACGAACGCAACAGCGGGACTCAAATTGGTTTGTGGACGATTTACAACTGCTTTGGCAAACGACGAAACGTTGGTTGTTGAAGGAGATGCAACGAAGATTATTGCAGTTCTTGTAGGAGACAACAGCACCGCAGCAGCAGGTGTTACACTCAAAGAAGCAATCGGAACAAGCAGTGCTAACAACTCGGCAGGTGTTTCTACACCTGCTGCTAAGTTCAAGGTAACTGGCACATCTGATGCTCTCGTAACCTGCTGGATGATTTTGGCTTGAGGTGTTTCTTCTTGCCTACAATAACTTCACTGGGACCGTACCACACACGTACAGTTCCCGGTATGCGCCGAACCTACGCTGAGCGAGACGTCCCTATGGAAGTCTCGCAAGAGTGGCTCGATGCGTACCGCAATCGACTATCCCCTAAGTGGTGGAAGGTCGAAGGAGATGCAGGTATTACAGTCGACGCAGGCAATGATGGACTTCCCGACTCAGGTTGGACTAAGAAGGACATCAGCGCATGGCTTGAGGAGCGTGGAGAAACAGTTGGTGGATATGCAACCAAGTCCAAACTATTGGGCATGGTTGACCTAATCCTCAACCCTCCAGCACCTGAGCCAGTCGTCGAAGAACCCGTGGTCGAAGAACCAGTGGCAGAAGAAACAGAAACAACAGGAGATGAACAATAATGGCAGTAACAATTGACCCACGACCAACATACTTTGGAGACCGAATGGTAGTCACAGGCTCATACGCAGCAGGTGACACCAGCATTGACTTGAGTTCACAACTCGCAAGTATTGACATGGCTGTACTCACGCCAACAGCGGCGCTTGCACCACAAACACTTGAAACAGGTGGTGCAGCAGATGGCTCAGACGCAGTACCCTTTACACTTGCTGAGTTTGCTACAGTGAGTGGTACCACAATCACTGTGAACGTACCAACAGCCGGTCAAACAATTATCGGTGGAACATTCATGGCAATCGGTCGTCGCTCTTGAGGTGACGACACATGGCAAAGACGACCAAAGTCGTAGGACCATACGCACCACGAGACTTTCAGGACACGTCGACAATGTCGACTACCCTGACGACCGATGTTGCAGCGGCAGCAGGTTCAAACACCATCGTAGGTGCTGAACCCATCACCATCTTGGGAAACATTTTTCTGATTGTCACCACGAACTGAGGGTGATAGGATGGATGCAGCAACACTCGGACTCGACGAAATCGAGCGACTTGAGAAGCGTGGCGTACGACTGGCCGAGTCCTACGGGGCAGGTTCTGTCTTTAACCAAGACAAACCCCTTGAAGGCGTAGTCAGCAAACAACGCATACGCAACCGAAAAGCAGGTGACGTTCTGAACATCGGCTCAGGTACACGGTGCAAATCATGTGGTATGCTCTACTTCTGTTGGGTTGACAATTGTCGAACATGCGGAACAAAGATGGACTTCAACTTGGGGACAAAGGAGGAATAACGATGTGGATAGGTATACGCAAGGCTCCTGATGACCCTAACATGGACGCGATGAAACAGCAACTAAAGCGCCTCATGCAAGGTAGCAAGGCTGCTGACATGAAGCAACGAATCGAACACATGCTG